CGGTGGGACAAATCTCGGAGCTGAACCCTGACCCCATATCCCCGAAGCCCGCAGCAAGACCCGGCGCCGGCAGCGACAGCGACGAGCGGCGGGAGACGGACCGCCTCCGCCTCGAGCTTGCTCGCCGCCTTGTCAAGCTGCGGGAGCGGCGCGAGCGTCGATGAGGTTTGCGAGGCGCTCGGATCTCTTACGCATCGCGAGCTCCTGCGCCTCGAATACGACTGGCAGGTTTGGGCGCGCGACGACCAGTTGCCGCCGCTCGACAGCCCCGGCGGGCGCGCCTGGCGCACCTGGCTCATCCTCGGCGGGCGCGGATCGGGCAAGACCCGGGCCGGGGCCGAGTGGACCCGCCTTCAGGCGACGTCGGCGGAAAGTCCGGCGGCAGGCCGCATCGCCCTCATCGGGGAAACCCTGGACCAGGTTCGCAGCGTCATGGTGGAGGGAGTATCGGGGCTCCTCAGTGTCCACCCGCCCGATGACCGCCCCACCTTCCAGCCGTCGCGGCGGCAGGTGACTTGGCCCAACGGCGCCGTGGCGCAGCTCTTCTCGGCCGAGGATCCCGAGAGCCTGCGGGGTCCGCAGTTCGCAGCGGCGTGGGCCGATGAGATCGCCAAGTGGAAATACGCCGAGGAAGTCTGGGACATGCTGCAGTTCGGCCTGCGGCTCGGCCCCTCGCCGCGCCAGGTGATAACGACCACGCCGCGTCCGGTTCCCATTCTGAAGCGGATCATGGCCGATCAGAGCACGGTGACGACGCGGGTGCGGACGGCGGACAACGCCGACAACCTAGCGCCCGCGTTCCTCGCCGAGATCACGCGGCGCTACTCCGGCACGCTGCTCGGCCTGCAGGAGCTCGAGGGTGAGATCATCGAGCACCAGGGCGGAGCCCTCTGGCGGCGTGACTGGCTGGAGGAGACGCGCGTTACGACGGCGCCGCCGCTTCGACGCATCGTCGTGGCGGTCGACCCGCCGGTCACCGCGACGGCAACCTCGGATGCCTGCGGGATCTGCGTGGCGGGCATCGGCGGCGATGGACGGGCCTACGTGCTTGCCGACCGCACGCTGCAGGGCCGCGAGCCCCACGTGTGGGCACGGGCAGCCGTCGCAGCGTACCGCGAATTCGCCGCCGATCGCATCGTCGCCGAAGTCAACCAGGGCGGCGACCTGGTGCTTGGCATCCTGCGCCAGATCGACCCTGCCGTGCCCATCCGCATGGTGCGGGCAACCCGCGGCAAGTGGGTGAGAGCCGAGCCGGTGGCTGCCCTCTATGCGGAAGGACGGGTGGCTCATGTGGGCCACCACGGCGACCTCGAGGCTCAGATGCTGAGCTTTCGCGCCGGTGAGGCTGCCGGCGGCAAGAGCCCCGATCGCGTGGACGCCCTCGTCTGGGCGCTCACCGACCTCGTTCTGGACGCACCGGCAGAGCCGCTGGTGCGCATGCTCTAGCAGCGACACGCAAACGACAGAGAGACGCATGGGACTGGAGCAACGACGGCCATCTCGGCTGGCGCGGGCGGCGCACGCCGTCGCGGGCGTGCTCGGATGGAGACCTTCGAGTCGCAAGGACGGCGGGCAGCATGCGCTCGTCGCCTACGACGCCCCCCATTCGCCCGCATGGATGCCGCGCGACTACGCGGCATTCGCACGCGAGGGAATGATGCAGAACGCCGTCGTCTACCGCTGCGTCCGGATGATCTCCGAGGCTGCGGCAAGCGTGCCCCTCCTGCTCTACGAGGGCGAACACGAAATCGAGCAGCACCCCTTGCTCGATCTCCTGCAGCGTCCCGCGCCGGGGCGGACGCTGAGCGACGTTCTCGATGCCTGGTACGGATACCTCCTGGTGGCCGGCAACGCCTATGTGCAGGCGACCGCAGCCGGGGGCGAGCTGCGCGAGCTTCACGTGCTGAGGCCCGACCGCGTGCGCGTGGTGCCGGGAGCCGACGGCTGGCCTGAGGCCTACGAGTACGCGGTGGCCGGCCGGATGACGCGGATTTCCGGTGAGGCGGTCCCCGGCGTGGGGCGCATCCTCCACCTCCGCCTGTTCCACCCGGCCAACGACTACTACGGACTTTCGCCCATCGAGGCCGCCGCCGCGGCCATCGATCTCCACAACGCGGCGAGCCGCTGGAACAAGGCGCTTCTCGACAACTCCGCACGGCCCTCGGGGGCGCTCGTCTATACCGCCGGCGGACATCTCACGAGCGAACAGTTCGAGCGGCTCAAATCGGAGCTCGAGACGAATTTCCAGGGAGCCCGCAATGCCGGACGTCCGCTGCTGCTCGAAGGCGGACTGGACTGGAAGGCCATGGGCCTGAGCCCGCGTGAGCTCGACTTCATCGAGGCGCGCCACACGGCCTCACGGGAGATCGCTCTCGCCCTCGGGGTTCCGCCGATGCTGCTCGGCATACCAGGCGACAACACGTACTCCAACTACCAGGAAGCGAACCGTACCTTCTGGCGGCAGACGGTGCTGCCCCTCGTGGAGCGCACGGGCCGGGCTCTCTCCGCCTGGCTCGGCCCGGCATGGGGCCACACCGTCGAGCTGAGGCCCGATCTCGACGCCATCCAGGGCCTTGCCAGCGAGCGCGAGGCGCTGTGGGCGCGGCTCGAGAAGGCGACATTCCTGACAACCGACGAGAAGCGGGCCGCGGTCGGCTACGGGCCGCTCCCAGGGCGGCGCGGGGAAGACGCCGGCCTTCGCTCCGAATCCCGCCCGACGGGCTTGCCGGCTTAGCCGCGCTCTTGAAGGCGGCTGACCAAGGCGCCACCGGACCAATCGGCCGGGGCGCCATGACTGCAATGGCCAGGGAAACGATTGGCATGCAAACGGCGCACCTGCTGCCGCTCGAAGCGGCTCGCGAGGTAAAGTTCACGGCGGCTGCGGTGAAGGACGTGACTCTCGACGGATGCTTCGAGGGCTACGCCAGCCTCTTCGGGCGCGAGGACCTCGGGCGCGACGTCATGATGCCCGGAGCCTTTCGCGAGAGCCTCGCCCATCGCGGCGCCGCCGGCATCCGCATGCTCTTCCAGCACGATCCGAACCAGCCCATCGGCACCTGGGTCAGAATCTACGAGGACGCGCGGGGACTGTTCGTGCGCGGCCGCCTTGCCACTGAGGTCGCCAAGGCGCGGGAGGTTCTGTCGCTCATGCGCGCCGGCGCCATCGACGGGCTGTCCATCGGCTTTCGCGCCATCCGGGGCAAGCGCGATCACCGCAACGGAGTGAGGAGGCTCGAGAAGGTCGACCTTTGGGAGATCTCGATCGTCACATTCCCGATGCAGCCCGAGGCGCGCGTCTCCTCGGTCAAGGCACAGCCGTTCGCGGGCCGAATGCCCAGCGAGCGCGAGTTCGAGCGGTGGCTCACGCAGGACGCTGGGTTCACCCGCTCCGAGGCCCGCGCGGTCATGCGCGATGGGCTCAAAGGGCTCAAGCCCCTGCGGGACGCGGGGAAGGGTCCGGCATGGCAGGCGCGGCTGCTGGAGCAGATCGCCGAGGCAGCGCGGCTTTTGAGGCAAACGAACAGCACACGAGGTTAGCGTACATGCTCAGAGATACCGGGCTTGAGGTGAAGACGGTGTCCCAGGTGGACATCGCCGGCGCCTTCGAGGATTTCATGCGGGCCTTCGAGGCCTTCAAGGACACCAACGACCGCCGGCTCAGCGAGATCGAGCGCTGCATGTCGGCAGACCCTGTCACGGAGGACAAGCTCGCCCGCATCGACCGCGCTCTCGACGAGCAGAAGCGGCTGGTCGATGCCCTCACCCACAGGGCGACACGGCCGCCGCTCGGCGGAGCTCCGGCACGGGAGACCCCGAGCGAGCACAAGGCGGCCTTCGAGGCCTACATCCGGCGCGGCGATTTCCAGGGCCTGCGCAGCCTGGAGGGCAAGGCCCTGTCGGTCGGCAGCGGTCCCGACGGCGGTTACGTGGTGCCGGACGAGACCGAGCGCTCCATCAACCGCGCCGTCCGGGACATCTCGCCGATCCGCGCCATCGCCGGCGTCCGCCAGGTCTCCGGCTCGGTTTACAAGAAGCCCTTCGCCATCACCGGGGCCGAGACGGGCTGGGTGGGCGAAGCGGCCGCGCGACCGGAGACGGACGGCCCCACTCTGGCCGAGCTGGCTTTCCCGACGATGGAACTCTATGCCATGCCGGCCGCCACCCAGGCGCTGCTCGACGACGCTGCCGTCGACATCGATCAGTGGGTGGCAGAGGAGGTCCGCGTCGCCTTCGCCGAGCAGGAAGGGGCAGCCTTCGTGACCGGCAACGGCACCAACCGCCCGAAGGGGTTCCTCGACTACAACAAGGTCGCCAACGCTTCCTGGAGCTGGGGCAACATCGGCACGATCGCGACCGGCGTCTCGGGTGCCTTCCCCGCTACCAATCCGGGCGACAAGCTGATCGATCTCGTCTATGCAGTGAAGGCCGGCTACCGCGCCAACGCGCACTTCGTCTTCAACCGCTCGACCCAATCGGCGATACGCAAGCTGAAGGACGGCGACGGCACGTATCTGTGGCAGCCCTCCCTGAAGCCGGGAGAGGCTTCGACCCTGATGGGCTTCCCGGTGGCCGAATCGGAGGACATGCCCGACATCGGCGCCGACAGCTATGCAGTCGCCTTCGGCGACTTCCGGCGCGGATACCTCATCGTCGACCGCGTCGGCATCCGCATCCTGCGTGATCCGTACAGCGCCAAGCCCTATGTGCTGTTCTACACCACCAAGCGCGTGGGGGGCGGCGTGCAGGATTTCGATGCGATCAAGCTCATGAAGTTCGGCGCCTGATCCGCTCGCTCACCGGTCACGGCCCCTCCCCCACACCCGCGTGACCGCGCCTGAAGCGGGCCGCTGCGGCACCTCTGGGCCGCAGCCTGCGCAGGCGGCGTCATCCCTGCCCCTCCCGATGATGCCGCCTGCCATTCCTCCATCCCCATATGAGCACCCGATGGCCCTTGTTCTCACCGCCGCTCCCACCGCCGAGCCCGTGACGCTTGCCGAGGCCAAGGCCCACTTGCGTGTCGAGGAGGCCGGCGAAGACCCCTTCATCGCCGCACTGATCGAAACCTCCCGGCTCCACATCGAGGCTGCGCTCGGCCTTGCCCTCCTCACCCAAACCTGGTCGTGGCGGCTGGACGGGTGGCCCGATGGCGATGCCGTCGTCCTGCCCCTGAAGCCCGTGCAGGCGATCCCTGCGGTGCGCATCACGGCGGCGGATGGCACCGTCGAGACCATGCCAGCGAGCAGCTACATCCTGGATGGCGCAAGCGCGCCTCCCCGCCTGCATCCCAAGGCTGGCCGATGGCCACAGCCTGGCGCCCGCGCGCAGGGTATCGAGATCGAACTCGTTGCCGGCTACGGAGACGAGGTCACGAGCGTTCCCGCGCCGATCCGCCAGGCCCTGCTGATGCTCGTCGCTCATTGGTACGAGCACCGCGAGCCCGTCCTCGCCGGCACGGTCCCAGCGCCCATCCCGGACACGGTTTCAGCACTGCTCGCTCCCTACCGAACGGTGCGCCTATGAGGCCGCGAACAGGACAGCTCCGCCACCGCCTCGCCCTCGAGGCGCCGGTGCGGGTCGAGGGCGAAGGGGGCGCGGCCAGCATCGCCTGGTCGCCCGTTGCCCAGGTGTGGGCCGCGATCCTCCCACTGTCCGGGCGTGAAGCCTTTGCCGGCGACTCCGTCCGGGGCGTGGTCACGCACGAGCTTACAATTCGTCATCGGGGCGACGTCCGACCCGCGATGCGGTTCGTGGCCGGCAGCGGCCGTGTCTTCGAGATCCGGGCGGTGCGTG